CTTGATCAACTGCATTGTTGTCAAGCACTTGATTAACTGCCGCAGTTCCTGTAACTCTCTTGATAGTTGGTACCAGCTGGTCTGTTGGTAAACCTTTTTGATCTAAAAACTGCTTGAACTGAGAAATAGTCAAACTTCCTTTTGGTATTTGTGCTTGACCCATCCATCTAGCAAGATCTGTTTTCATGGCATTAGCATCTTTGCTTGCACTTAGTTGTCCAGAAGCCCTAGCACCAATCTCACCAGGAACTTTACTTGCTATCTTCTGACCTAAACGCTTCAACATACCAACAGGTGCTTCATCAACTTCAGATTCCGACATTATTTGATGTATTTTCATTTTGGTTATTCCTTTAAACGCATTTATATTATTTATGAAGAACTTTAAAGTCGAACTACGTTCAACTGTGTTATCGCTATCGCTCAACACATATTATCTTTATCTTAATGATTAAGCATGTGTGTAACACATGCAATTAATATTATGTAGATTAATCTGGTCAGACGGAACCTGTTAACAGGTTCCTCCTTCTCAAACATTATGTGAGTATCACCAGCCGAGACTTGGAAGTAGGTGTTTTCTGCTACACAATGGGCTCTGACCTTTCCCAACCTACGTCGACATCAAAATATAGTGCATACGCTATAAAAAAATTTTAATAAAATTCTTTTAGAGTGCATACACTACACTTTTATCCGTTGCTTCGTTCCTAGTGCAAACGGTTTTTATGTGTAATGTGCAGTTTTTTTTTGACAGCCAACAATCTATCTATACCGACGGGTACTCCAATGGTAATGGTTAACCTAGATGAGTCCATTAGTATGTTACGTGTCCTGTATCTCTACAGGTTTTTCCACAGCGGTATTATAAACTGGCCCGCCAACCTTTTGTGTTGGATTATTTGCCTATATCTTTATATCTACGTTGTAGCTCTTCGGCTGCCATTTGCCTATGTATCGATATTGTTTCAAAGTTATCAACAATCCAACCTAAATAGTTTAGTGGAAGATCGCTTAAAGGTTTTCCGTAATACTTGCCTTTAACTGCCCATATTTTATTTTTTCTTAGTGCAGCGTTGTCTGATGCACGATGGTCCCAGCCTTTTCTTTCTTGATCGTTTTCTTTATAAATTTTATGTCGCTTTTGTACAGTTTGCCAATCAATACTTCTTGCCATGCTCTAACAATGCTTCCCTAAGTTTATCGCTGCCGCCTACACGAACGTTGATGATACCGTTATAATACTCATCTGTTTCTAAAACTCTACGTTCGAACTGTTCTCTTGCCTCTATGTAGCTCATTTCTGCTCTGCTTTTGCAAAAGTAAAGTACTTCTCTTGTGAATTTATCAGTGCCTAGTGCTGCTACATCTTCGTTTAACCTGTCTGACGATCCCCAATAGTCTCGCCAATCGCTTTCTTTGTAGCCTCTACGTTTGTTCTTTTTGCCTTTAAGCGGTGGCTTAGTAGTTTTAAATCGTGCTAATTTCTTGCCTATGTACTTGCGATTATTTGTTAAATTGGTAATAAGATATACAAAGCCTTCGATGTCTTCTGGTATTTCTATGACTTCTTTACCTTTATATGTCCAATTCATACATTAATTATTTTTTGGATTTACTCTACGTGCCTCTTTTGGATTATTTCTTGCTCTGCCATCTTTTACATGCCTACGGTGTTCTTCCATTATTTCATCACGACGTATTGAACACAATAACTTTATCTCGTTTAGCTTTTTTCTTACTATGCGCCGCCTGGTTTCAGCAGGACGCTGCTGAAAATCTTCGTTTAATGCAAAATAATCTAGGTATGCCTTAACAAGTTTGTCGTGTGTGTCGTCTTCGATTGTCATTCTACTACATCAATGTCGTTTGCGTAACTGGTAAAGCCGTTTTCTTTAATAACTTTCAACACATTATTAACTCTACCAACCAGTTCGTCTTTGTGCGAGATAAGAAAAATGTTTTTGCTACGTTCTCTTCCCATCTTTTTTAGAACTCCTAAGCTATTTTCAACTCCTGCTGTATCCATTCCGCTGTCAATAAGCTCGTCGATAAACAACAAGTTAATGCTTTGGTACAAACTTTCCCAAACATCGCGGAAAGCAAAGCTCAGACCTAGTATTAAACGATTACGCTCACCTCTTGATAAGTTATCAAAGTCCAAGTCTTGACCTAGCTGTGTAATTTCAACACTCAGGTCATTTAAAAACGCAACTTGATGTGGTAACCCTAGTTTATCAAGGTAATATGTAAGTCTATTGTTTAGATACGCTAAGTTTTGATCAATAATCTTTTTTCTAATAAAGGAATCTTTATTAGTTAACAGTTTAAGCAAGAAATCCTGATGTTCTTTAAGTTCTGTTAACTTATTAACACCTGACCAGTCGATTACTTGCAATGCAGTGTTTTTTAAATCGTCTATCTGTGCTTGATACGGATCTTCTTCTTGTTCTTTACGCACGATCGCTGCTTGTAGGTTGTCTACGTTGTTTCTATGCTCGTAGGCTTCTTTTGCAGTTTCATAAAATGTGTTTGGCTTTGCATTAACATCGCCGATTTCAGTTAATTCGTTGTTGACTTTTTCAAATTTGTCTGCAACTTCGGACAGATATTTCATAGCGTCCGACAATTCTTTATCTTTTTTTGAAAGAATTTCCTGTTTTTTATTATCATGCAATGCTTGACCACATGCATAACACACAGCATCGTCTAGTTCTTTGATGTCTTTTTGTACTTTCTGAACACTAGTATCTGCTCTAGTAAGTGCAGTTTCAAGAGTTGCATGTTCTTTCTTTAATGCATTAACACGAGTATTACGATCGTTCCACTTTAACAGTTGATCATGCAAATCCAACTCGACTTCAATGTCAAGTTTTGCAAGTTCTTCTAATGCAGTCGATAGATTTTCAATATCCTGCTTTCTTTTTATTTCCCATGCACGTTGACGACTTATCAGAGTGTTAATACTTTGACCGATCTTTTCGTTGCTGGATTGTACAGCATTAATCTTTAATGTTTCTTCTGTTATAAGATCTTTTGTAAATTTAACTTGATCTTTTAACAAGTTTGCTTTTTCGGACAGGATAGTAATGCCAAGAAGCTGTTCAATGATTTCTCTTTGGTCATTTGTTCGCATACTAAGGAATGGTTCAGTGTATGTATTAAGTGCTACAACATGTTTAAACATATTGTGGCTCATTCCTAGCAAGTCATTGATAGTTTTTTGAGTTTCTCTGCTATCGCCTTGGCTTTCATCAGCAGATTCGTCAATTTGTTGAATGTCGTTTACATAAAACTTTAAGATGTTAGGCGATCTTCCACGTTCGATACGATATAGTATACTGTTTTTTTCAAAGTTAAGGGTAACCAACATACCCTTGTTATTGGTTTTATTGATTAGATTGTTCTTTTTAATACTAGTTAGTGCTTGTCCATACAATGCATATGATAGTGCGTTAACAATAGTAGTTTTTCCAGTACCGTTACGTGAACCAGTATCGTCTCCGCCTTGATCTAAGTTTTCACCAAGTACCAACGTAAGCTGTTCACGATTAAAGTCGACAGCTTGGGTAACATTACCCACACTCATAAAGTTCTTAACAGTCAAATCCTTGATGCGAATCATTGTAGTTCACCATATATGTTCAATAGTAGATTTTTATTATAGTTCTCGCTGTCAATAGACATGATCTCGTTGCTTACAATCTGATCTACACTTTCAAATTGTGCAATATCGAGTTCTGTAGTGATTTCTTCAAGTTGTTTTTGTGGAATAAGAGTTATCTCTCTGCATTTATACTGTTCCATGAATGTTTCTTTTACAAAACTTGCTTCTTCGTAGCTAATAGGCAGGTCGAGTGTAACACGCAGATACATGTTAGGCTTGATAAGCGTATCCTTCTCGTCGATTAGCTGTGATAGTTTAATTGTACGATACTTTGGACAATCTGGCCAATCAATGTACCGAGGTTCTGCATCGTTTTCACGATCCAGTATCATCATTCCACGTGCATCGTCCCATGCATCGGCATAGTTGTGAGGAAATGCATTACCAATGTAGTGTATCTTACCTTGTATTTGTCGTTTATGAAAGTGTCCACTAAACACATACTCTTGGTTCTTGAAGTGTTCTGCTTTGAGTTCGCCGTGGTCCGGCATCTGCACCATAGCATTCATATAAAACGAAGGAAGTTCGAAGTGTCCAAACACGTACTTTGCTTGCAACTTCTCTACTTGTTTCCATTCTTCATTAACCAACCATGGAACAAGTGCTACATCATCAAATACTGTAACGTCGTTAATTACTGTAATACCAGGAATATGTTTTGCAAACTCAGTTGACTTGATGTCTCTTGCATCTTTGTAATACAAGTCATGATTGCCAGCAAATATATAAAAGTTTTCAAATGCAGCCCCGAGTTTTTCCAACGCCCTAAGCCCGCTATCCATTGTTGTTAGGTTAAGACTGTTTCTATTGTGATTCCAGTCGCCACAAAACAATCCTGTGTCGCAGTTATTTTCTTTAGCGGTTTGAATAAACCAATCAACAAAGTCTTCACAGTCTTGATTGTGAATCTTAGAGTTACCTTTCATACCAAAATGTATGTCAGTGAACACTGCTGCCTTTTTAAACAATATAGATCTCCGTATTAAACTAAAGTATAGCGAGTATGTCTTTGATTGTCAACAATTATTCTTCTTGAGAATCTATATAACGTTTTGTAGCAGCTTCGAACTCGCCTTGGTACTGTCTAGTAAAGCTAGGATTTAAATTATTCATTTCTAAAATGTCATCACGAATATTTTGATTGCGTTTTTCTAAGTTTATAACACGAACAAAGCTGTTAGTTACGGCTGCGGTATAATATGCAAACGGGTTATTAGACTTTGATTCGTCAAACTGCAATCCTATCTGTGTTAGCTGTAGTACTGCTTGACCTTTCATTTCGTCATTGTATGTATAACCACGAACGTTTCCTCTTGTAGCATAACGCTCACACAGCTTCATCCACATAAGTGCAAGTTTTCGTGTTGCCACACCATGTTCTTTGGAAAAATAGCCATTCTCCATGCCACCGACCCAATGACTTTTACCCACGCACACTAGTTCGCCGTCTTCGTTAAACTTCCAATGTTGAAAAGGTGGGAAATTTAGTTTTATCTTACCATCGGCTACACTTTTTGGGTTTTTCTTTCTACCGGGTTCGTCGGGTATATGATCAAACGTCATGACTCTAAATACTAAATCAGTTTTTTTAATTGATTTAATATCTATTTCACAATCCGATAGTTTTATCTTGTTGTTTTCTATTTTTTTAACTTCGTAGTCTTTTGAAGACAACCGTTTTGCTCTATTTTGTTTTGCTTCTATAACAATTTTAGAAGTAATTTTAGAAACATCTGACACGATTATATCGTACTCTGAAAATTCTAGATCAGTAAAACTTGAAAATGTGTTTTTACTTTTATGTATTTCTGCTAGCATATCTTTGTTATTTAAATAATTGACTTTTTTCATCTTTTTCCTTATTGAGTTAATACTAATATAATATATGCACTTAATTTTGTCAACTAAATACATATGGAGAATAATATTATGAGTTTACTTTCATCCTTTGATAAGTTTGTAAAAACAGTTTCGTCTACAGCTACTACAGTTGGTAATTTTGTTAATCAAGTGTCTGGTACAATAAACGGAATAAAAAATGTAACACAGATTATATCTAATCCGGCAGCATTTATGTCGTCGCTGAGATTAGGAACCTTTCCATCAGGTGCTCAATACGTTGCGTCAAATACATCGTTTGCATCTTGGGGAGGCACTGCTCAATCTGCCGGATCGGACTGGAGAGTAAGAATTCATCTTCCAACTAGTATTCCTTCCTTTATTAATTCTGCTTATTTAGAGCCTTTACGTGCTTCAGATAACTGTATGGTATTTCCTACTACTCCGCAAGTTTTGGTAACTCATTCTGCAAGTTATAATAATTTACAACCCTTACATACTAATTATCCCTTTCCGATATATCAAAGTAGTTCAGTTGAAGATATTACAATTACTGGAGATTTTCCTGTAGAAAATGAAAAAGACGGACAGTATTGGGTAGCCTGCGTACAATTTTTAAGATCAATTACAAAAATGTCTTACGGTAGTTCTCCGAATAGAGGATCACCCCCGCCGCTGGTTCATTTAAGCGGATACGGCGACTTTATTTTTAACAAAACACCAGTTATTGTTAAGATGTTTAATCTTGATTTACCAAACGGTGTTGATTACATAAAAGTCCCAATTGCACAGTCTGTTGCAAACGAAATAGGTTCCGGTACATATACCTATGTTCCTACACTTTGCACATTTAGTATTACAGTACAGCCGGTGTTTAGCAGAGATAAACAAAGACAATTTAACTTGGATAGCTTTATACAAGGTGGATATGTTAAAGAGGAAGGATTTATTTAATGGAAGTTAGTTATGCAAAAACAAGTCCGTGGCAGTTAACACAATTAAATTCTACAAACTATCTTGATATAATGGTAAAAAGAGACATACCGGCACTGTCGGATGATTTGGTTTTTGAAATTACTCCTCAGTATACATACAGACCAGATTTGTTAGCTTACGACTTGTATGGTAGTTCAAAGCTGTGGTGGGTGTTTTCTATTAGAAACATGGATATAATTAAAGATCCTATTTTTGATTTTGTTGCAGGTACTAAGATTTATGTTCCAAAAAAGTCAACTCTTATTACAGTTATAGGAATCTAACATGGGAATACTTTTAAATCCACTAGGAAAGTTTGTATCTTACAACTATGTGTGGACGTTAAGTGCATTAAACGTTAACGAAGTAAACAGCACAGGATTACCTGGTGCTGGAAATATTCCTATAATACGTTCAAGTGGGTTACCTGATAAAACTATTACAACTGCGGCAGAAGATGCAGCAGGAATAAAAGTAGAATACTTTATCGACAACATTTCTATAGACAGTCTTATTTCCAACAACCCTGGAACAAGTACATCTGTTGCAACAAAAATTACATTTCAAGTTACAGAACCTTATAGCATAGGATTATTTTTACAAACACTACACCTTGCATCAAAATCTGCAGGTTTTGGAAATTATATCGAAGCACCTTTTTCCTTATCCTGTGAGTTTGTAGGCTACGACGACTCGGGCAAAGTAACCAGTCAAGTAGAGCGTAAGACTTTCGTAGTAAAACTTGTAAACTTGACTTTTAAAGTAGATGCCAGTGGATCTGTGTATGACAT